AACTACAGTGCCTTCGGGTACTGTGAGGTCGAACATGTTGCATGAGCGAGAGCGGTACAAGTCGAAAACTCGGCCGAACAACGAGGATTCCTATGTCCTAAATGGATATATGGGTAACCCTACAATGACTCGGACGAACCTTACGGCTTTGCAGCCTGTTCCTTACTACCTCGAGTATATCAAAGATATACAAGGGTACATAGGAACATACTTCAAACCAGTCACTCATGCAAAGGTTGTTGTTGTTGCTGGAACTCCGGAGCTAGCTTACAAGGATGTGGTTGGGTTTCCTCCAATGGACCCACCAGATCCGTGTGCCATCTGGCACGGTAACTATCTCCCGTCCGGCTTCCAACAGGGATCCCTACCGATTCTCCTTCAAGGACAAACGGATTTGGGATCCTGCGATGGGTTTCTATCGCCAGCTGACGCGCAGCAGCATTACCAAAAAGTCGTTCAAAACGTCTTTGCGTTAATGCCTGAGAAGGTGAGTTTAGTCAACTTCCTTCTGGAGTTAAGTGACGCCGAGGGTCTCCTTCGTAACGTCAACTTATTCTCGCTGTCCAATGCCTACCTGAACTTCAATTTTGGGTGGATACCCTTAATTCAAGATCTAAAGGCGTTCATCAACTTATCCAGGGACGTTCAACGTCGCCTGGATGCACTCCGAAAGATTAACAATCGGTGGGTGACTATGTCAACCACTGGTTTTTACTCTGGAGTAGCCGGCTATTCTGGGACTCCTGTGCAGGTATTCCCTGCATCTGAACCCCAAATGGATGTCCGGCTTGTTGATCGCCTCGTCAAGGTAACAACTCGATGCGCTATGTACTATAGCCTCGATTTGTACGGCATGGACGCCGCGTTACGCGCTTGTATTGGGTATCTCGGACTTGACAACTGGGCGAAGATAGGATGGAATGCTATTCCATTCTCCTTCGTTGTAGATTGGTTGACAGGGATTTCTAATCTCCTGTCTTCCGAACTATACAAGGATCACCTCACTTTTGAGGGTTCCCTTGAAGTTGGTGGTGTCGCCACCACATTCCGAGTTACTGACGACTGGGAAGGCATCTCAAACACGAAGCAAGGGGGCATCTGGCCCTTTAATGCTCCGGAATACAGTGCCTTCTCATCAGCACAAGTGCGCACATACAGTCGCCGCCACGGTATACCGTATGCAGATCCTGTTGTTGATGGCTTAACGCCTAAACAGCAGCTTCTAGCTGCAGCGCTCCTCGACGCGAACTTCGGGTCGGGGGCAAGGCGCAAACTCTCACGCTTTGTGAAACGTTAGTCTCACAGAGTTTTACCATAGGAGGCCAATCATGGCTCTCGTTGACCTGTCCCTCGTGATCCCTAGTGCTGTCTATACGATCGGCTCTGGATCCAATCTGACCTTCAACAAAGTCAGTACGGAGAATATGGGGTCAAAACGACGTGAGATCACGTCAGACTCCATCGATCCGTACGACTTGGTGATTCGTCATCAACAGATCCTGGCCGGCAAGGAGAAACTCCCTGCTGATCGTCACTTGATACAAATTATCAAGCGGAAGCACGAGACCACGGGCGAGGCTAAGGATCTTATCGTCAACTTGACGGTACAGAAACCTCAGTCTACGCTGTTCACTAATGCTGAGGTGGTTACGCGATTGAACACAATCGCTAATCTCCTCGTCACCAGTGGATACATGGACGCGTTCTTGCGAGGCGAGTCTTAGACTCTCCTCTAGGGAACATGGTCGCTACGGCAGCCTAGTACCTTGGACTGTTAGCCAATGGCAGCAGTGAAAAGCCTAGGTCAGGAGGAAACTCAATTCCTCCTAAGCCTCTATGAGAACGTGTTCTTCGACCTAGCACAGCAATACCCGACTGTAGCTAAAGATCTCCGTCGAGATTACGAGACTTTAACCTCTCGCACTCTCTCTGAAGGAGTTTCCTTCCTTACAAAAACTCTTCCTAGACTAGGGAAAGCTTTTGACTTAGGTTTGGAGACTCACCACTTCGGAATACCCCTTGGCTTTCGAGCTTCGGGATCTTCGGCGCTCCCCTCATTTCTGAGAGGTTTGCTCAAGATGGTCTTTGCTTCAGACGGGGCCCTGGATGTACTTGACGTCAGCTGCATTCGTGCACTCCGTCAAGTCTTCTACCTTGCTTACAAGCTGGAAATTCCTCATTCAGTCCGCGAGGTTCGAGCAGTGCTCGATTCCTTTAAGTTGACTGAGGAATCACTTAAGGATCAGGTTCTCCCCTCTTTGGAGGGCGAGTCTAATCTCTTACGTGCTTGTCTTGAAGGTCTTAACCTTAAAGACATACTTCCTAAGCATGGCCCAGGGTCCGTTAGTACTGGTGAATTACGTGAGCGCAAATGGGAGTTTTCCCGTAAGTACTCACGCTTACACCAGGCCTATCCTTACTACCTGTTCTTTATTACAGGTGGTGGTGCCGAGCTCTGCGATCGGATTAAGTGGTACCGAGGGCTACAAGATCTTGATGATCCCGTAGCTAAGGTAGTACTTGTTCCGAAGGACTCTCGAGGTCCCCGTTTGATCTCAATGGAACCACTTGAAATACAGTGGATCCAACAAGGTCAAATGAAGGCCATTGTCTCGCACCTGGAGTCAGCTCCGCTGACGAAGGGTCGGGTCAATTTTTCCGATCAAGAGGTGAATCGCTCTCTTGCTCTAGATTCGTCTAGGCATCAAGTGTATTCAACTATCGATCTGAAAGACGCGTCCGATCGAGTCTCTCTGCTCTTAGTCCAAACCCTCTTCCCAGAGGAATTAGCTAAGCTCTTAGAGGCCTCTCGATCCGTTGCGACTCAGCTTCCAGATGGAAGTCTGATCTCCCTTAAGAAATTTGCGCCGATGGGAAGTGCAGTATGCTTTCCCGTTGAAGCGCTTATCTTTTGGGTTATCAGCGTTTTAGCTGTGAGTCGCTCGCTCGGTTGCGGAGTGTCAGACTGTGTTGACCTCGTTTACGTGTATGGTGACGATATCATCGTTCCCACTCACTGTGTAGACGAGGTCATGCAATCACTTGAAAACGTTGGCTTAAAAGTCAATGAAACCAAGTGCTGCATCAACGGTCACTTCAGGGAGTCGTGCGGCATGGACGCTTACAACGGCGTCGATGTTACACCTCTGAAGTTACGTACTCGTTGGTCGGAGAGCCCCACATCAGCGTCCTGTTTGTCGTCATATGCCGCTTATGCCAATTCCTTGGCAAAGAGAGGATATGATGCAAGCGCCAACTACATTCGTTCACGCCTCTGTAGGATACATGGAGAACTTCCCCATCTCCCTACAGGATGTAGTGAACCTTGTGTTGCTGATGATTCTGTGCAGAGTTGTGTACGTGCTTCTGCCCGTACACACAAAGTCAGATTCAACAAGGACATCCAAAGATATCAAGTTAAAGCGAAATTCGTCTATACAAGACGAAGATTGACACAACTTGATTCTTGGAGTCGTTTGTTACGCAACTTTAGTTGCGGAACGGGCGACTACCCTGATGAGGTAGTGCATCGAGGGTGCACTCTAATTAGGAAGAGATGGATCACAATCAGTGATCCGCAAGAGGCGC